TGCATTGGCTTGCATGCAATGACAAATGAACAATACAAGGCTCATTTGGAACAACAGCAAAAGCAACTCAACGAACAGACAAAGCCACAATTCTTGATTGATTAATGGTAGTGAACCTCTGACTAAAGGTGTTCTGGACTCGGGTTCGACCCCCGACATCTCCACCAAATGCCCATCACCTCTTCAGCAATGTACGTGGTGGCTATCTTATGGGGATGAATTTGGCTTCGACAGGGCAAGTAATAAACCAAAGGCTACCAGTGAGGCGACTGACTTAATCAGCGCAAAAAACGTAAATGCAAACGATGATTCATTTACACCTATGGCTCTTGCTGCTTAATAAGCACACTGAGTACAAAGAGTTGACCGCTCGGTAACAGAAAGGTCTGGGTTGGTGGTGCGAACCACCAACCTTTTCTTTCCACTGCAATAATGGAGACTCGAAACATGAATGCAGTAGATATACTTTGTAATGTAGAAAAATATTTTGATCGCAACCACAATTTCTTTATGCTCTGGGGTGGCTTATTTGCTGCCGTGTTCTTTGGGTTGTTCGTGCCATTCGAAATCTACGATCGAACAATGCAACAATTAGAACTAGAGCGTGAAGCAAATGTTCTTCTCACTTCACAAATGAAAGAAATGAATCACCGCATGGAGTTTCTTGAACTCTCATATGACAAAAAACAAAAGGTGATGCGTGAAGTCGAATGTCTTGCCAAGAACATCTATTTCGAAGCAGGGTCAGAACCACGTGCTGGTAAAATTGCAGTGGCTGAAGTCACGATGAATCGTGTCAAGAGCAAACAGTTTCCTCGTTCAGTTTGTGGTGTAGTTTATCAAAAAGTCAGAGGAACTTGCCAATTCTCTTGGGTATGTCAAGACAAGAAAGCAATTCGTAGTCGCTCCGCATGGACAGAGTCTTTGCAAATTGCAGAGAATATATTGATTTCTAAGAAGAGATACGGTATAATTGGTCCTGCAATGTACTTCCATGCTGACTATGTTGACCCAGCATGGGCTGAAGAAAAGCGACTTATTGCAAAGATTGGAGCACATATCTTTTATCATTGAGGTTTTATGCGTATCATTGAAGATGTGAAGTTAGATTATAAAGATGTTTTGATTGTTCCTAAAAGATCTACAATAGAATCTCGTAGCCAAGTAAAGTTAGAAAGAACTTTTACTTTTCGAAGTGGCAATTCATGGTATGGTGTTCCAATCATTGCGGCTAACATGGATGGTGTTGGTGCGTTTGGAATGGACGATGAACTAAACAAACATCGTTGCATGGTTGCTCTCACAAAACATTATAAAGACGTTGAGTTAATTAACCATTTCCAAAAGAAACTGAATAGCACAATCTACTCTCTTGGTATCAGTGATAAAGATGTTGAAAAGTTTAGTAACGTTTTCAGCATTGTTGGACAGCCACACATGCGCGTCTGTATTGATGTTGCGAATGGTTACACACAACAGTTTGTAGAATTCGTAAAGCGTTTTCGCGATCGTTATCCTTACATTGTGCTCATGGCGGGAAATGTTGTCACACCAGAGATGACTGAAGAATTAATTCTCGCAGGTGTAGACGTTGTGAAGGTTGGTATTGGTCCTGGTTCTGTTTGTACAACACGAAAGAAAACAGGTATCGGCTACCCGCAGTTGAGTGCGGTTATTGAATGTGCAGATGCTGCTCATGGTCTCAAGGGTCATATTATAGCGGACGGAGGGTGTACCGTTCCTGGAGACGTGGTGAAAGCATTTGCTGCGGGAGCCGACTTTGTGATGCTTGGTGGAATGCTTGCTGGACACAAAGAAGGTGGAGCATCTCCTTTTGGTGATAACAAGTTCTATGGCATGAGTTCTGACACTGCCATGGATTTACATAATGGTGGTGTGGCAAACTATCGCGCCTCTGAAGGTAAGACAGTTGAGATTCCATATCGTGGTGAAGTCAGTAGAACAATGCAAGATATTTTAGGTGGTCTGCGTTCTGCATGCACCTATGTTGGAGCAAGTGAATTGAGGGAGTTGAGTAAGCGCACGACGTTTGTTCGTGTGACTCAACAATTGAACAATTCCTTGAATGCATATGAGATCTAATATGGCTAATAGAGAAGAAAAGAATAATTTCTCAATGATGATCATGGAAATGGCAATCAAAGAGAAAATTGATCACATGGATGCAGTGACAACTTATTGCGAACGAAATAATTTAGAGATTGAAGTTGCTGCAACTCTGATCAATGATTCTCTAAAGAGTATCATTCAGGGTGAAGCAATGGATTTGAGATATCTTCCAAAGGGTAGCAAACTTCCGATATGAATGGGTACGATTTGTATTGCACCTACCAAGCCATCAAGTTGCATTTCAATTCAGAAAATTATAATTTCTTTCACTACGATGGCAAGACACGAGTATCTGTAGATGCATTTCAAAAACGTCGTGACAAATTTCTATTCCACCGTCTTGCGAGGAAGTATCGCGACGATGAGATGGTTCCATTTTTGGTTGCTAATTTTGTACACAGTGACGATAATTGGACCAAGTCTCTACTTGAGGAAGAAGCTGAATCTACCTACAGAGAATGGAAACGAAAGACGGATTCCATGAGCAAGATCTACGTTGAGGATCTTGAGAAGATTGCAAGCAAAGACAATTTCAACGAACTATTTAAAGTCGAAGATGGGCAGTTCCCTAAATTGCTAACTGCTTTTCTTCAGAATGATGTTACTATTGAAACAATGGTAATCTTGAACAACATCTTCGACTTTATTCGAATTTGGGACAAGAAGATTTCTGATGACATCATCTATCCCAAAGTATCAAGAAAGATTCGCAAATACGGATCATTCTTGAATGTGAATGTTGACAAGTACAAGGCTCTCACAAAAGAAACTTTACTTGGAGACAGAAATGCTATATAATGATATGGTAATGAAGAAAGTGGACAAGTCGATATACAATTCATACAACGCTATACGGAGTTATACAAATGAGTCTATCTAATCTTAAGAAGGGTTCCTCCCTTGATAAATTGAAGAAAGCAGTCGAAGCCTCTTCATCCACTGGTGGTGGTAAATCAAATGCTGATGATCGTTTCTGGCAACCAGAGGTTGATGCCGCTGGTAACGGATACGCTGTCATTCGTTTTCTTGATACACCAGCAGTAGACGGTGAAGATGGTTTGCCTTGGGTGCAGATTTGGTCGCACGGTTTCCAAGGTCCAGGTGGTTGGTACATTGAGAATTCTCTCACAACACTTGGCAAGACTGACCCTGTTTCTGAGTACAACACAGTTCTTTGGAATTCTGGCATTGAAGCCAACAAGGAAATTGCTCGTAAGCAGAAGCGTAAGTTGACCTACATCGCAAACATCCTTGTTGTTTCTGACGCAAAGCGTCCGCAGAATGAGGGCAAGGTTTTCTTGTTCAAGTTCGGCAAAAAGATCTTTGATAAGATCAAGGAACAACTTGAGCCACAGTTTGCTGATGAGACCCCAATGAATCCGTTTGATTTCTGGAAGGGTGCAAACTTCAAGGTCAAGATTCGCAACGTCGAAGGCTATCGCAACTATGACAAGTCGGAGTTTGAGGCTCCTGCTCCATTGTTGAGTGGTGATGATGCGAAGATTGAGCAGGTCTGGAAGTCTGCCCATTCACTCAAGGATTTCTTGAAGCCTGATAACTTCAAGTCCTATGATGAACTCAAGGCTAAATTGGACAAGGTTCTTGGTGCTGGTGGAGTTGCTGGTGCAACTGCCAAACGAGTTGATGATGAGGAAGCAGCCGCTCCTGTCATTCGCTCTGCTCCTGCCAAGAAGGTCACTGCTGAAGATGTCACTGTCGAAGATGATGACATGGCATTCTTCGAGAAACTTGCTGCTGAGTAATTTTCTTTAGAAAACCGTAGATGTTTTCAGGGGGACTTCGGTCCCCCTTTTTTTATCCGCGAAAGCCCGTATACTGCGGATGATTTGAGTCAGCCATTGATAAGCGATT